AATGCCAATGAGTGTTTATTCATTCTATAAGCATATGTTAAGGCTTCCAATAATTGATCATATGTTTCAATGTTTGGTAGATAAACTTCAGCTAGACAACAGGTCTCAAAATTAGCTAATGATTGTTCTGCACAATTATGTGTTACAACCCCAGTATCATAAAATGCGTGTGTTTCATCATTGACAGTTATATCATAAACATCCTCTACCGAATATTCTGGTTCGATATCGATTACTGTAACATAATCTTTGTATCTATAAATCGGTTTAATTTCATGTTTTTCTAATAACTCATTTTTAAATTTAGATAAAAACCCAATCTGTTTAAATTGACCAGCATATACATTAATTTTAAAACATGTGGAATTATTTCTCATTTTTCCATCTTTTCCAACATAAACTCGACCATTATTATGTGTTGTTATTGTATTATGAATACCAAATTCGTTTAAAATTGTCGAAACAACTTCCAAAATATTTCTATTAACAGAATAAAGTTCAACATTATTCATTTTTCTAACTGAGCCGTCAGCGGTGAAAATAGCTCGAATAAAACCAAGTTTAAATGATTTAGATTTTCCATACAACCATTTTAAGTCCATTTTATTAGTTGGCATTCCAATATCAGATAATGATTTTGATAAATCATTTCTATGCGATGAAAAATATAAACATGTGTTTGGTTTTTGTTCATGAGGTTTTGTCTTTACATTTAACATTTGTTCAAAATAAGAAACGACATCCATTTCATTAATACCAAAACACATACCGACCGTATAACCAACATTATCTAATCGTTTACTATACCATCCATCACCCTGAACCCATCCCGCGAAAGTACCTAATTTATAATCTTCTTCATTATCTATATCAAAAGACGTATATATTGGTTTATTTTCCCACTTTAATTGATTACCAATTTCTAATTTATCCATTCTAACCCAATTACCATCTCTATCCATATGAAGATGATTATCGGTACCATATAGATAAGAACCATTAGACAATAAAATTCTATTCACAACCCTATTTTCCCCTGTTTTAAATGGTTTTGTTGCTTTTTTCCACTGACCATCAATTCCTAAAACGGTAAGCTCATCCTCATTAAGTGCTTGTTCAAACGTAATATATCCCTTATTTGTTAAAATAAGCGAATTTAAGGGTTTGCAAGGATTAAATCCTTCAACTTCAGGGTCCGGATATTGATTTTCTCCAGTTCTACCAACACTTCTAGCTAATTCTAAATTAATCAATCCATATGGTTCGCCTTGGTTATAAGTATCCCAAAATTCTTTAGGTAAATCATCAATATTTTCTGGCGCAACGATTGAATTATTACTCATCGCTCTCCAGTTTGGAATTTTATATAAATCCCATCTTTTTGCTTTTAAAAATTCAATATCATCAAAATCACCAATTGCGATTTGTGCCGATCTTCGGACGTTTCCGGCGACCACAATATTACCGATAATATTCATAATATCAAGACAATCAATAGGTCTTAATTTTTTATTTGAGCGTGAATTTAATATTTTGTTAATTTCACTTATACCCCAACATAAATCTTCGGGTCCAGATGCGGTTCCCCCGAACCCTTTTATTACCGCACCTTTAGACCTAATACAAACAGTAGAATATGTAAAACCCTCACCACCATAAAAATGTGCTTTAAGTACTTTACCCAAAAGTTTAACCCACCCTTCTCTGCTATCCGGAACAATAAAATCCGCATCATTTGTGTCTTTTCTTTCAATTTTAATTTTATTTTTCAACTTTGGTAATTGATACACATTATGTTTTTGAATATTGTAACCAACACCGCTACCTAACATTAACATTTCAAAACACCAAGTAAATGGTCTTATTGGTGAATTAACAACGGTAAAAGCACAGTTTTGTAAAGATGGTAAACCTAATCTATCAACCGTTTTAGTCCCCAATTGCCACATAAATCTACCAGCAGTTGAAAACTTAAGGTTCATGCGTAATTCCGCATATCTTTTTTTCTCGTCTTCTGTAAACCCAACATTTAATTGTTTTTCTGATGCCTCTAATTCTCTTTCAATTACTTGCCAAAACTCTTCAGTTTTTGACAAAGGGTCATCTTCTTTTAATCTTCTAGCGTATGTTCTCTTAAATGTTATATAACCAATTTCACCCCAAGGCGGGGTAATTTCTTTAAATTTACTGTCCATTTTATTATATATTTTTTATTAATTTATTGTTGTTCTTTTTTTATTAGATTGTAATTCACCTAATCGTTTTTTTGCATTCATTTCATTAATTTCTTCAACCTCTTTTTCATGACCTAATAATGTTTTTGATTCCTCTGTATCAATAATAAGCATTTCATTGTCAAATTTGCAGTTTGCAAACACCACACCATCAGAACCAATTCTTGATTTTGTAATTGCAATTGTCGCAAGTTTTTGGTCTTTTTGTTCAAGAGATTTAGCAATTGATATGATAACGTGACCAACTTGTGCTTTTTTAATGCTACCACCCATTTGGTCAGTTGTTACAACATCTGCTGAAATACTGGATCGATTACCTTGGGTCGCGGTCCATCCAACAATATCCAATTCATGACACATTGCTTCAAATGCTCTGATAACCGAACCCTCACCCTTCCATTCATCACCATTGAATTTTTCTGGTAATACACAATCGATATAATCCAAGCAAATTAAATCAATCTTAACGCCCTCAGAAATTATTTTTCTTACCTGATTTTTAATGTTTGACATGGTTAATGATTCTGAAGGTAACTTCTTTAGAATCAATTTATTGGGTAAGGTACTTCTCAACTCTTTAACCGTTTCCAAAACTTCTTCCTTATTTGCGGTCAAATCATCGGGTTTAATTCCGGTCCACATCGTAAAATGCTTGCGCTGAATGATTTTTGGATTGTCTTCAAAGAAGATTTGAAGGACATTGAAACCCAAATTATATGCGTGATTTGCAATTTTTGTCATTACGGTTGTATTATGTGTTAACACATAATCTCTAGTAACATATAATTCATCAGGATTTGATACTTTTATGCAAACAGCTTCTTCATCGTGAGAATAGTTTATTGATTTAATATATTTTTGTTCAATATATTTTTTTCTTTTTACGAACCTATTTACTTTTCTTAACAACTTAAACGGAACAATATTATTTGCAAACGATATTGTTACAGTATAAGCCATTTTACCATCCTTTACCTCACCTTTATACTTATATTTAGGTATTTTTGTTTTAATTTTAGCTGTACCACCTAAAGAAAGAACAATTTCTCTAACATCTTTTGCTAATTGTTCTGAAACAGTTGTAAATTGACAACAACCTCTTTTATCCGCATAACCATCAGTATCCATTAATCCTCTCAATAATTCAAGTCTATTATTTACTGAATTAAAAATATAATCTTTCGGTATAAACTTTTGGTCAGATTTCATACCAAGTAAACCATAATGAGTTAAATGAGGTTTAATAACATTTTTAATGCGAACAACTTTAATTGTTTTAGTGTCCCTATGGTATTCAGAAAATGATGTGTGTAGATTTAAATTAGAAATATTATCAAATATTTCATCATCTTTAGTACTTAAAGTAATACTATCTTTTGCAGATAAATAACCATCCCCCAATAAAATACCCAATAAATAAGGATTAATTAATATATCTTTTTCGTTAAAATTAATAGGATTAACAATAGGTAGTCTATAATTATATCTACCTCGTTTTTTTATATCAACTAACATATCGCTAGTTTTAATCACTTTATACCCATAATTCGGAGCATAGTTATTCACATTTTTTATGCGTGTTTTTCTTGTACGCATGTTTAATGTATTAACATACCATAAATGTTCTGCATCACAAAAAGTATGTGTATCATCAGTAAATTCAATTTTATAAATTGGACGTTGACCTTGCGGATAAACGCCAATCACATATTGTTCATTACCATCGGAACCAATTATTTTATCACCAAGTTTAATATTTCCTATTTCGGTCCAACCTGTTGGTGTTAAAATTGGTTCACTAACATTTTGGGCTTTGCCCACCCCTGTCGGGGCGAGAATAACACCAATTTCACCCCTCGCTAAACCACCCTTTAAGAGCTTATCAATACCCTTAATACCCATCGCAATCGGATGTCTGAAATCCTCACTTAAAACGCCCTCAGTATCGTCAAAAACATCTATCTGACCCTTATCCAATTCACCAACCTGAAGTGCGTTCCTAACCAAAGATTCAACTTGGTCATAATTTTCAAATTCACCACCATCGATAATTTTTTGTGCTTTAGTCATTACTTTTTTCAGTTCTTGTTGTTTACAAAACTTTAAAGCTTTTTCTTGTACAAACTCAGCACCGTCAGTTGACACATTTTTTATTGATTCCAAGGTATCAATTGCAACCTTTACAAGAAAATCCTGTGCTAACTCAGATTTAATAATTTGTTTTAAAGTTGTAAATGAAGGAATTTCATTATATTTTCCATAATGTTCCTTAATAAATTGAACAACAATTTTAAAATACTTATTCTCGAAATAAGAGACTTCCATAACGTCAATAATTGATGAGCCGAATATTTTGTCAATGATAATTTGGTTAATCAATTGAAGCTGAAATGTTTGTCCGAGATACTCGAAATTTTTATCTTTACCCATGTGTGTTTGTTAGTTTGTATCTTCTAAATACTATGATTATAGGATAATTCCAAGGTACTCGTTATTAAAATTTTTCTCAGAAAAAATGTCAGTTAAATTTCTTAAGACGTTTTTTGCTTCTGGTCGTACATCCATCGTATATCTAACCTTCGGAGGATATACTTTAGCATCAAATACTCTGTGACAAATTGTCTCATCATTTATCTTAACATAGATGTTAAATGTTTCGGGACCATCGGTATTTGAAGTTTCCATAATTTGAGGGTTCTCCTCAATCTCATAATAATTATCCAACATATATGTTACCGTCTTAATTTTTAACTTCCTCTGAAGCAGTTCTGCGACATCTTTAATATATTCATATAATTCCATAGAACGTCTTGCTTGGGGATTATAATCTTTAACATTAAAATATCTCTGAATTACAACGTTGTTATTAAGTTTAATTAAAAACTCCATTTTTGTTAAATCTTGCTCTTTCATTTTTTTATATTGTTTTTAGTTATTAAAATTTCGTTTTTCTTTTCTGGTTAGCTTTAAAAATGGTCGAATAAAATCAACCCAATCATTATTATATTTTGGTAAGAATTTGAAGAAACCGTCCTCATTCATCATTTTAATGAATCCCTTATAACCCCTACCATCAGGGTCTAAAGATTCATGACAATAAAGTTCAACAATTTTTTTTGCTTCCTCTGATATGAGGGGGTTTGTGAGATTAATAATCTTGTCATTTCTTTCGAAGAACTCATCTCCGTGCTCACCATCTTTCGTCTTCCCACTTAAAATATTTTTTAAAACGTTACTATTACTTTCCTTAACCAAGTCTTTTGACTTATTCAAAATATCGGAATAACTTACCGGTTTATCAAGTATCTCAGGAAAAAAAGTTATAAGATTCTTCTCACCCAATCGATAAATTCCGTCAATGTTATCTGACTTATCACCAATTAGAATTTTATATGTTGTTAAATTATAATGAGGAATTATACAATCTTTTAATTTGATTTTGTCACCAAATTTATATGTTGTTTTTGTATTTGGTGAATAAACTGAAACATCTTTATTTATTAATTGAATTAAATCTCTATCCGCTGAAAATATTATTTTATTTTCATCTGGTGAGATTTGACAATAATACGCAATTAAATCATCGGATTCGGTTTCAGGAAATTCAATTTGTCGAACGAATATTTCTTCAAGATATTGTTTGATTCTAATTCTTTGATATAGATAAGATTCTAGTTCATAATCCTCCATTGGAGTTTTTCTGGTTTCCTTATATTTTGAATAAATTCTTTTTCTGGTAATTGAATTATTTTCACCATCCCAAAACACAACAACCTTATCGTAATTTTCTGACTCCAATAATTTTTTTATTGTATTAATGAAATGAAAAATTGCTCCAACATGTTTTCCTTTATGTAAGTAATTTATTGCATGATAACCAATCTTAAAGAGATTATCACCATCAATTAATAAAGTTTTTGTCATTAATAAAATTAATTAAATTCAACAAATTCACCTTCTTCATTTACACTAAACTTATAATGAATATCTGGTTGCTTTTCTTTAGTTAAATTTATTTGAATTTCAGACATTTCATTTGTTGGTGTATTTAAATCAACGGGGACGCTTTTTAAAATTTCATACTTCATATTATTCCCAAAATAAATAAATTCAACATCACAATCCGGATGTGAGGGTTTTTTTAGTGTAAGAAGTTTTGTATTCGGTTTCGAATTAAAAATTTTATCTAGAAGATTGATTTTTTCATTTTCATCATTAAAAAATCCCCAACCAAACCATTTTTTATTTGGTTTTTCCAACTCTTTTTCATAAAACTTAATTGCTTTATTTTTAATAATAATTAAATGAGGTGGTTCAAAATTATCTTTAAATAACTTATTATATTGAACCATAATAGATGTTCCGAAAGTATTCATTGTTTTATATTTTTGCTAAAATATAACAATCAAAACTCATCAAGTCCAAATCTATCTTTAAATTCTTTTCTTTCTCTTTCAACTCTTTGTTGATATTTAACAAATTCATCGTCGATTTTTTCATAAGACAAAGGATAGACATTAGCTAGAGGTATAACTCTGCTTTCATAATTACCACCACCAAGTGCTTTATCGCTTGGTTCAAAACGTTTAAATTTAACACTAACATAGGGAATGTCATCAAAATACTGTATAGAGGGAAGTAAATACCCCTCTTCACCCGCAAACTCTTCTGAAAATTTACTTTTAACCGCTTGTTCCTTTAAATCCTTTATCTTAACCTTTATTTCAAGCATTCCAAATGTATTACCCTTTTCTTCATAAATTCTTGATAACATTAATCGTTTTAGCTTTTGTGTGTCACCACTTCTTCCAAGCAACGTTAATTTATCAATTTCACGTAATCTATTAAAATCACCAATTTTTGATAAATTATCAAGCGCAATGTCTTGATATTCATCTTTTTGCTCATTGGTATATTCCAATAATATTTTTTTTATTAGTCGTCTTTGATTCATGACTTGGGGTGTCTATTTAAACCATAAATATCATATGAATCTTGTTTATTAAAGACGTGCTTTTTACTTTTAATGATATTTATGGTTATGAAAAAGATTAAATTAACAGAATCAGATTTATATAGGATAATTAAACAAGTTCTTTTTGAACAGGAGGAAGAAAAGAGAAGTTTTACATTTTCTCCGGGAGCATTTGCTTCTTTT